CTCACCTCGGCAAAGACATCCGTCACCACGGCGGCGGCAGACATCAAGGCGGACGAACTCGTGACGCTCGTCTACAGCCTCAAGCGTCCCTACCGCAAGAATGCGGCATTCATCGTCAACGACCAGACGCTTGCCAGCATCCGAAAGCTCAAGGATGCCAACGGTGCATATTTTTGGCAGCCATCGTACCAGATGGGTGAACCCGACCGTCTGCTCGGCTATCCTGTGTACTCTTCGGCATATATGCCTGCTGTCGAGGCGGGCAAGACTGTCATTGCGTTCGGGGATTACTCCTACTACAACATCGGGGATCGCGGCATCCGCGCCCTGCAGGAGCTCAAGGAGCTGTTTGCGGGCAACGGCATGGTCGGCTACGTTATGAAGGAGCGCGTGGACGGCAAACTCGTCCTCGAGGAAGCTGTGCAGACGCTCAAGATGAAGGGTTGATGTATGTTTGCGGCAAAGAGGGGAGGTGGTTCTATGCTTGTGCCGCTTGCAGCAGTCAAGCAGTATCTTAGGATTGACGGAGATGAGGAGGATGATCTCCTCACGCACTTTACGGAAACGGCAGAACAGATTTGTACGGCACTTCTGCGCGTGAAGAAGCTGTCCAAGGTCGAAGATCAGGCAATTGTGCGCGTCGCAATCCTCTACGCCGTATCCTATCTCTATGAACACAGAGAGGAAGCGGATCACAGAGGGCTTGCCTTGACACTGCGCTCGCTCCTCTTTGGTGTGCGGAAGGAGGGCTTTTAGGTGAGGGTGTCGATGAGCGAACTGCGTCATCGAATCACTATTCTGCGCCCCGTGATGGATACGGACGATGAGGGAAATATCCTCTCATCGTCGGAGCAAGAGGTTTCAAAGGCATGGGCGCTTGTTCTTCCGTTTGCGGCAAAAATCTCGGACGGCTATGCGGAGAAGGTGCAGGAGGTGGATTACCGCATCGTCATTCGTTACCGTGCGGATGTGCGCGTGACCGACCTAGTGCAGTGGAATGGGAAGCGGCTCACACTTGTTGCGCCGCCGTATCCGCTCGGAGGAAAGAAACGGTGGCTTGTTCTGGAATGCAGGGAGTTGGTGGAAGATGGCTAGATACCGAGGTTTCGTCTCTGCCGAGAAGATCCTCTCGGAACTCGGCGCGGCGGCGACGGCAGCGCAGGATGAGCAATCTCAATAAATGGAAGAAAGCAGGGGGTGTTTGATGATGGATCAGATTTTGACAATACGCCTCTATGCGGCGGGCATTGGCATCGTGGTCGGGGAGTTCCTCGGCAGCTTCGACGATCTGCTCTATGCGCTCGTTGTGTTTGTTGCGACGGATTACATCACGGGAGTCCTCCGTGCGATTGTAGAGAAGAAACTGTCGAGTGCCATCGGCTTCAAGGGCATTTGCAAGAAAGTCTGCATCTTCACCCTTGTGGGCGTGGCGAATGTCCTCGATACCCACATCATCGGAAGCGGCTGCGTCCTGCGCTCTGCCGTGATCTTCTTCTACATCTCGAATGAAGGAATCTCCATCATCGAGAACGCAGCGCGGATGGGGCTTCCCATTCCGCAGAAACTGCAGGACATGATGCACAGCCTCAAAGATAAATAACTGCTTTAACCTCAATGCCCGGCGGCTTACCATCGGGTTATTTTTATGCCCGCAAAGGTGACCGCAAGAGCCGTTTTTGTCTGCTGTTTCATGAAGGGAGATGTTGAGATGAGCAAGGAAGAAGGAATACGGGAAATGACGTATCAGATGGTGATGCGTGCTTCATGGAAAATGCTGCAGAGCGGGCTTTTGTCAGAGGACGAGTATCTTGCGTTTGAAGCGAAAATGCGCGAGAAATATCGTCCCGTCATCGGGCTTCTATTTTCAGATATTGACTTGCTATCGTGCGGATAGTACGGGAATATGGGACTGGAAAGGAGGGATTGCCTTGAAGATTCATAGGCTCAAACCTCAAAATACCACACTCAAGCCGAAACTGCGTGTGGCGGCATACGCCCGCGTCTCTGTGGATACGCTTCACCACTCCCTTGCGGCGCAGGTCAGTTACTACAGCAATCTCATCCAGAATAATCCTGCGTGGGAATATGCCGGCGTGTACGCAGACGAAGGAATCACAGGGACAAGCACTACACACAGAGATGAGTTCAAGCGGCTGATCGCCGACTGCAACGCCGGGAAGATCGATTTAGTGCTCGTCAAAAGCATTAGTCGCTTTGCCCGTGACACCGTGGATTGCCTCCATACCGTCCGACAGTTGAAAGAGAAGGGGATTGCCGTCCGCTTCGAGCGTGAGAACATTGATTCCATGTCGGAGGATGGAGAACTTCTCTTGACGCTGCTCGCATCCTTTGCCCAAGAGGAGAGCAGAAGCATCGGCGACAACATTCGGTGGGGTGTGCGGAGGCGTTTTAGACAGGGGATTCCAAACGGACATAAAGCCCCTTATGGCTACACGTGGGACGGCGAGATGTTCCGCATCGTTCCTTCCGAGGGCGAGATCGTCAAGGAGATATTCCGGAGATACCTTGCCGGAGAATCTGCCTACGCCATCGCCAATACACTTGCGGGGCGCGGCATCACAGGACGGCAGGGGAGACCCATCGAGCAGACCACGGTAAAGGACATCCTCTCCAACATCTCCTACACGGGCACAATGGCGCTGCAGAAGAACTACATCACAGAAGGTCATATCCGCAAGCGGAATAAAGGGGAACTTCCCATGTATCTGGTGGAGGGGATGTTCGAGCAACTCGTGTCAAAGCTAGATTTCGACAAGGCACAGGAGATACGGAAACGGAGAGCCGAAGGGGCGGCCAATCGGAATCCTGTTCTTCTCCCGTTTTCCGGAATGGTGAAATGCGGATGCTGCGGAGGCGGCTTCAGCAGAAGAACCGCTGGGAAGTACAGGCGATGGGGCTGCAACACAAGAGAGCGGAAAGGTAGGAAATCCTGTGACAGCCGTCCAATCAAGGAAGAGGAGCTTGTGACTGCGGTCAGAACCGTCATGGAGAAGGATGATTTTGATACTGCGGAACTCAGGCGTAAGGTGTCCAAGATCGTCATTTACGGTGACTGTGTGGAACTTCACCTAACCAATGCCCGCATAAAAAAGACTGCCCGCATCTATAACGGGCAACGCGGCAGCAATCCCTTCACCAACAAAGTGTACTGCGCTTCCTGCGGCAGCAAGTGTGAGCGTGACACTTGGACGAAGGGGACAAAGGTGTGGGCTTGCAGTCAGCCGAGAACAAAGTGTCGACTGAAGCAGCTGCCCGAATCCGAACTCAAGGAAGCGGCAGAATCCTTCTTCGGTGACTGCTACGAGGGCAAGATCGTACAGAATGTCGAGCGGATTGTCATATCCGATGATGAAGTCATATTTCAACTCAAAGAAGGAGGCGCATACCGATGGCAAAGACAGTGAGGGTCATCCCTGCAAGCCCTAAAATCTTTCGCTCTGAGGTTACGGCAGAGCCGAGGCGGCGCAGAACGGCAGGGTATGCCAGAGTTTCCACCGACCATGAAGAACAGGCTTCCAGTTATGAGATGCAGATGGCGCATTACAAGAACTACATTGAGAGCCGTGCAGACTGGGATTTCGTCGGCATGTATTCGGACGAAGGGATCAGCGGCACCAACACAAAGAAGCGGGATGGATTCAACCAGATGATCGAAGATGCCCTTGCAGGAAAGATTGACCTTATCATCACAAAGTCGGTCAGCCGTTTTGCGAGAAACACCGTGGACTCTCTCCAAAACGTCCGCAAACTAAAGGAAAACGGTGTAGAGATTTACTTTGAAAAAGAGAACATCTGGACGTTCGACACGCGCGGAGAACTCCTGATCACGATTATGAGCTCGCTAGCGCAGGAGGAAAGCCGCAGCATCTCGGAGAACACCACATGGGGCAAGCGGAAGCAGTTCGCTGAGGGCAAGACCAGTGTGGGCTACAGTGCATTTCTCGGCTATGACAAGGACTTCAAAATCAACGAGGAACAGGCGAAAGTGGTCAAGCTCATCTACAAACTCTTCCTTGGCGGGCGATCCTTCTATGCCATTACTAAGGAACTGGAGAAGCGCGGCATCAAATCCCCGTCGGGAAAGGACAAGTGGTACATCTCCACAGTGCGCTCCATCCTTACAAATGAGAAGTACCGTGGCGATGCACTGATCCAGAAAGAGTATACGGCAGACTTCCTCGATAAGACGCGACGGAAGAATACGGGTGAGATTCCGCAGTATTATGTGGAGGAGCATCATGAGGCGATCATCCCGCCGGACTTGTTCGACTTTGTGCAGACAGAAATAAAGGCACGGGAAAACGGCGGCAAGCACAGCGGCGTGAGCATCTTCGCGAACAAAATAAAATGTGGTTGTTGCGGCGGTTGGTACGGGGCGAAGGTGTGGCACTCCACGGATAAGTATCGCAGAGTCATCTATCGCTGCAACAAGAAATATGCCCACAAGGGGAAACCGTGCAACACAAGGCACTTGACGGAGGAGGAAATCAAACAGATTTTCGTCAAGGCACTGAACTCCTTGGTGAAAGTCAAGGAGTGTGTGATTGCGGAACTCAGATCCCTGATTGACGATGTTTGCCAGATGGAGGAGTTGATGGAAGAGCGTAATGGAGCAGAGCAGGAACTTCGCGTTTTGGCAGAACGTCTTGAAACGCTGATTCGTGAGAATGCACGGGTGGCACAGGATCAGGCGGTGTATCTGAAACAGGAAAATGAGATTCGCGCACTCTATGTGGAAAAGCAGGGACATCTAGCGAGGTTGGATGAGCAAATTGCCGAGAGGGAGGGCAAGAGAAACACTTTGGAGGGCATGATTCATGCGCTCTGCGGTATCAACGGGGAGCAGGTTGCGTTTGACGAGGAGCTATGGAGCGGACTGCTCGATCATATTGTGGTCAAGAAGGATGGCGCGGTAGTTGTTGTTTTCAAGGGCTGGATTGAGATTGGTGTTGGGGGATGAAGATATAAATTCAAGCGATCACCTTTCACGCAAAAGATTCCATCACGCAGAAGATTCTATTTACCAGAAGCAGCCTCGCAACAGACGAAGCAAAAAGGACGACCTTTCAGTCGCCCTAAGAAAGATGCCCTTCAATCATCGGTATGGGGCAGCAACACTCAAATCGTCACCGTTCCACTGTGTTCCATATCGACGGTCACTGTCGCAGTGGGAAATGTGATCTCGTAGACAATGAGTGCGTCACCGACCGCAGCAATTGTTTTGTCGTAGCCCGGAATCTTTGCTCTGAATCTATCGGCGAGGTCAAAGATACTGCGCTTGCTCTTTGCAGCAGTGCCGACGGCACGGACGTGTGCCGTTCCTCCGTCATGCGGGATCGTGGTGAACGAAACTGTATGGTTTGCGTCGATTTCACCAACCTTTGCATTGTCTGGAAAGGTTGCGAAGTAGACGAGCTTTTTCTCTTCTGCATAGACAAAATTCACAATGCGCACATGGGGCGTATTGTCCACCGATGATAGCATGAGGACAATATGGACGTGATGGATGTAGGGGGTTGTTCTGTTTAAGGAAACAAAGTGGATGAAGATTGGTACTCTATAGGGGGACATTGGCAGGGAAAAGATGCGCTGAGAGAAGTTGGACTACAGTTATCAGCGTTTCTTACAATACAGTCAACAAATTAATTAAGACATGTTATCCTTAAAGCTTTTCGAGTTGTTTTAAATGATTTTGCACTAATGTGTGTGAATACATTTTAGGTTGATCGGAATCACGAACAATTCGCCATAGGATAGCAGCTGCCTTTAATTTTGATTTGAACTTGTCATTTATGGGATCAGCGCAGAAATCTTTTAAGAAGCGGTTCCATTCGCATGCAGAAGAATCATACTTTGCATACGTTGATATCCCCTTATATACATTCAACATGTCCTGTATAGTAAACGATGTGTCGTGATCCGCTTTCACCTTTCGCCATGCGGTCGCCATATCTGCTGTAAATTTAAAGGGAGCAACCCTCGTCAGATTTGAGAAATATGTTCTAAACTTTGTGTTGAACGAAAAGTTGCAAGCAAGTAATGGTGTGTCCAAGGAAATCGCTCCAGATGATATCATCTGCTCTTTTTCGGGAGTGGCTTTGACTATGTTCCCTTTAAAGTATTCTGCAATGTTGTGATTGAGATCTTTTTTTACCCCCCCGTGTGCAATTCCAATCTTTTTGCAAATCTCTACGAGTTCTGTTCGATACCAATAATATTTTATAAACTCCTCATATGAGCGAATCTCATCAAATGCAGGACGCTGTGTCATAATGACATCTCCTCGTAAATAGCAGGTCAGACGAATAGATGTCTATCATTATATCACATTTATGGTATGACACAACGCATGATTTCGAGATGGAGCAGGCGCGTGTCTTTCGGTGTGGCCGCATCACTGTGGTGGAGGAGTGTACGGATGTGACGGGGATGCCACTTTTATCCTTTGCTCATCCCGCAGAGGATCTCTATTGCCGTGTCGATGCACTCTCCTTTGTCGTCGAGATTACGGCACAGGGACGGGATTTCTTTTATAAAGAACACTATCCATCCATGCGACTTGTGGAGGAGAATGGGCGGTACTATATCCATGGATTTTACAATGTGG